TACTTTATTATTGTAAGCAGTATTGACTATACTTTTTACAGAAGACTAACTGACGCTTAAGATTTTACGTACTGCACGATTAAGCAGCACAACCATCTATCTTAACTTGTCAAGGAACTTATTGGAATGCTTACAAGTTCATTTTAACACATTACAGTTCAAAAATCAATGTACAAAATGAAAAAATCGGCATTCATCCCCCACTTTCGCTTCGCTTAGAAGCGGGGGTATTCTGCCATGATATAGATAAAAAAGTTTTGTTTATGGAATGGAGTGAGATAGAGTGAATGTTCAGTCGTATATTTTATCAATAACTTACGAATCTACATTAGAGGAATTGATGGAAAGAATATTAGAACAACAATGCGATATCATAACATTTTCTTCCATAGCAAAACCGGATGATATTTATGAATACGTGGCTCCTAATTGGGCGACTAAAGGAGACATAGTATTTTTCTATTTCGCAAAATCATCCGGGAAAACCATAAACAGGTTAAAGAAAGAATGTGAAAACCTCAAGAGCGGTGATGAATTATATCAATACAAAGAAGTTCTTAATGTAGTTTTAGATGACGCAAAAGAAACATATAAAGAAATCGGAGGCTGCATATTTGCGGTAGGACAAGTAGCTGATTCTCCTGAAATCGGAGAAAGTTTCAAATATTCTCATTTCAAAACAAGAATATTTGCACCAATCACAAATATTGTAAATCTCTATACGGTGATAACATTTGAAACTTTTTCTAAGTATATAGAGTTTAAATATAGGGGAAGTATCACGCCTGTTCTTGGAGAATCATTTGAAAAGTTAAAGAAAGATATACTTAGTGATAATTATGTTATTGATTATCTGAAAAACGCTCATTCTGTCCCTACGCCGTTAAACGGAATATCGGACAGTAACTGGTTGACAGTAACAAGAGAATACAGGAGGAAATTCTTTTTAGAAATACAGTTTAGGAAATATTATTCTGATTATTTTCTAAAATATTTTGGAGATTGTAAAAGATTTTACTCTGAATGTTCGTGCTTCAGGAACAGAAAACTCACAGGAATAGCCGATAATTGCATACAGTTCAACGATAAATATATGCTTGTCGAAGTTAAGTTGAATATAAAATCTGTTCCGCATCTTGAAGAACAGCTTGAGAAGTATTCCGAAGTTGAAAACATAAACTTGACAGGAGATAAGAAAATAAATAAAACTGATATTGCACAGAACCATGTGCTGTTGATGGATGTAAATGGACTATATATCTATACACATAATACAAAGAAAATTGAAGTTGTTAAAAAATTAGATTATATTAAGGCAATATGCGACATAAAATGTTTAAGGCAGAAATGTATTGAAAAAATATTAAGGGACTGATTTTTGTGAAATACGAACATATAAGCACTGTAAACGATGTTATGAAGGAAACCTTGATTTACGGCGCGGAACTAGATGGAAAGTATGGTTTCCCTGTTCTTTCCTGTAACGCAACAAAACCAACGGAAACAGTGGATTTTAAACATTCACTAAGACTAAATAAAGTTAAGAATTTGAACATAAATTTCTTCATACATGATGCAGAGTTTAATTCTGTTTGGAATAATCCGGATAAGTATATGAATCATTTTAAGTGTTTTCAAAGCATCTGCGGTATGGATTTTTCCATTGATATACAGACACCTTTAGCGTTACAAATTTACAATAAGTATAGAAACCACGTCTTATCATGGTATTTCCAGCACAACGGCATAAAGCTGATACCGAAGGTAAATATACTTCCTGGCTGTTCTGATTGGATTTATGACGGATTACCACACAATTCTATGCTTTGCTGTAGTACGAACGGAAGGGCGAAAAGCGGAAAAGCAAGGCAGAGTTTTATAAATTGTTTCAGGGAAATGGAAAGCGTATTGAATCCTCATACAGTCATTATTGTTGGAACGAAGATTGAATTTGAGTCGAATTGTGATATAATATGGCTAGATTCAGTGGCACAAAAATTTAGAAACAAAATCAAGAAGGTTTGATTTGTGCAATGTCAACAAATTTTGAACGATTGCCCCTGATATCGTTTAGTGCATTTTCACATAAAACGAGGTAAAAATATGGGAGATAAAGATTACTATAGAAACAAAATTAAATATCTAACCAGAAGGCAGATAAAAAGAACACGCTATGGAGAAGAAATGTTTCGTTATAAACCCAAATATTCCGGCATGGAAGCAATAACCGAAAGTTATACAGAAATCGTTAATGGAGTAAAGATCATACGCGTAAGAACAAGGTACAGAAAGAAACAAAAGAAAAAGAAATAAACTAGGCTCTGTGACTTGCGTAAATGCCTTAAATTTTCATTTAAATGGTTTTATGGTACATCTTTACACCCTGCATTTAAAACCGCCTTAAATCGGCTTTAAATGCGTTGTGAGTTATTATAGCACAACCAAACCGGCAGTACAAACCCATATTTGCCCCTTAGAGCCTCGTAAATGCCGCAAACCTAAAATTAATCCATAAACCAGTAAAACCGCTGTAAATGGCTTTTGCGTGGCTTGCGGAATGGGAAAAGGGCAAACTTGCCGCCCTTTAAATTCCCGCAAGTGTAGCAATAGCAAGCATATAGATGTATTTTTCTCCCGCTTCTTTGCCCTGCAATTTTGCTATTTCAACCGCCTTTTTCTGAACGTTTTCATCTTTTGACAATTCTGCAGCACGCTCTCCGATAAATTTATAAGCTCCCTGATCTGACATTTTATTACACATCCGTAAATTTTATTGTTCTATAATCTCAAAATACGTTTTAATTTCTGTTAAATCATGGCAACACTCACCGCCCGGATAGCGATATATAGCCATATAATCTCTATCATTAAGAGGCTGAATATCGCATAATACCGCCTTATATCCTCCATTTCCCTTAATTCTGTAAGGGTATCCGTCTTTTCTCATTTTCTCAATCAATTCTGCTTTACTCATTTTTAAAATCCTCCATATACTTTATTTGCCCTTCGGAAGCAAGCCGGGGAAGTGTGCCCTAGTATGCTGTCCTTGCTGTTATGCGTTTTTTTAACTCAAATATCTTTCTTAATGCACAATGCAGGAAAAAGTTTTTTATTTTTTTGCGGATCGCCCTCCTACTATATTTTTAAATCACAGGTCAGGCATCAATCCTGACCTGCCTTGCATTCTGCTCCCGTTTGTATTAAAATTGTAAAGTGTTTATAATTGGAATGTATCCATTTCCTTTGTAATACTTAAAAACATCTATCATAAAATTATTGGCACTGATTCCAGCATTTTTTACATGATACATATTTTCGCCTATATATTCTTCTGCAATTTCTTTCGGAACAGGTGGCAAAAGCCCGTTATATATCAATACGCTACTTTCATTGTGGAAATATTGCCCAGATGGATTTCTTTTGCCTTTTTCGGTGTACTCGATGTATAGGCTGTCTTTGTACTGCGCATATTGCCTTATTCCTTTTTTTGATATAGCTATATGGTGCATGGTTGCGCATATCGTCCACGGGTCAATATATATCAAGGTATATTGTCCTGGAGTATCCAGTTTTTCCGCCTGTTCTGCTATCGGAGCAGGAATATAAAGATCCTCTTTTTCTGACTGCTCTTCCTTTTGTTCTTCTTCGTGCAGCATGGTTTTAGTATATTCTCCTGATATAATATTCACATATCTGCTATAACTGTGTCCTTCTGAGTCGATTATTAACTTTAATTCGTCATTAAGAAATACGGCTACACAATCCCATAAAATCCATTTAATACTTTCGCGCTGGATATTATTTAACTTCCTGAAGTTATCATCATTTACACGCTTGTCAAGTGTTCCAGTTCCGCCAAACCCATCTAAAAACTCAAAGTCATCAAGAAACATATTACAGAAATTGTTATAAATATTTTCGTCCGTAAAATATAATTCTCTCTTAATAACTGCACTTTCTTCTTTTTCCGTTCCGCCTTCTTTCAGTTCCGAAATATTACACTCTTTGCCGATTCCACAAATCATGTTGCCAGAAACGATATATTTTTTAGTTTCTTCAATGTCGATAAATTTTACATGATTGTTAATTTCTTCTTTTTGCAATTCTTCTATTTTCTGCTGCTCTTTATATACTTTTTCTCTTTCTTCCTGCTCTGCTAAACTTTTCTTAAACTCTTCTTCTCGTTTCCTTTCTTCTTCCTCTCTTGCCTTCTGATATTCTTTATCAAAATTTGCAAGATCGGCTTTCTGATCTTCTGTTGCCTCCACTTCTACAAAATCCGAAGTTGAGATAATTTCATAAAAATTTCTGTCAAAATAATCCGTCATACTATCACTATTATCGTAATTAAAAGACCACAGCCACGATTCTACATATTTTTTTACAGCTTTAAAGTAAATGCTGTCTTTCCCGAATGGAGCAAACTTAAAGGAAAAGTTTATTTCATTATGAGCAGCCCACCAGCCTGATCCTATTCGACAAGAAAATCTTATTTCTGGGAAACGTTCTTTTATATGTTTCCTTGTCTCTGCCGCTACTGTTTTAGTGTCAGTTGTCCTGCAATGTTCCGGTATATCAGCCGTTTTGCACCGTTCCCAAAGCGGCAGAAGTGAAGGCTTGCTTTTCTTTTTTTTAGTTTTTTCTTTTCCTTCTGTGATATTTTTTGCAATTTCTAGCCTTTCTGCGGTATTTTTAGCGTACCATAACTTTTTTACTCTATGCCACCTAAAACCATTATTTTTAAGTCTGTCTATAACTTCCTGTGCAGGCTTGCTTTCAAAAATTACCTCGATACCATTTAACTCCTTGTTAATTGCTAATGTTGCCATATTTTCACCTTTTTTAACCTTTCTTTTAATTTTTAATTTATTGCCCTGTCATCATCAGCACAGGTGGGGCAGTTCCTGCGAACGCTCCTAGGAGCGTTTCGACTTAAGCTATATCAGTTTTTCTATTTCGGATATATACTCTTTTATCTCCATCCTTGCAGCAAGGATTCTTTCTTCTGCCTCCTTTCTCTTTTGTTCAAAAGATATACAAATGCCTTCATAAGATTTCATGATAGCGTTTTCTTCTTCTGTGTGTCCTACGAAATCTTTCAGCGAATCCGCATAAAACCTTTCATCAACAACAGCCTGTTTTTCCTCTTCTAAAATCTCTAATAATGATTTTTTCATACCAATCACCTTACCCTTTCATTTTTTTATTAGCCTGCCTCATCAGAGCCAGGAGGCTATTCCACGGCTGACGGCCATTTCTGACCGTTTCGGCTTACGCATAAGTCATATCTAACATATCCAGATAATCGTCTGCAATTTCTTCTGCCTCTTCACTCATGATGTCATCAACCGCACAATTGACAGCATATTCTTTATCGCTTGTAGTATGCAGCGTTCCCCTCATGTAGTAGCTTACTAACTCGTTAAACTCCTCCCTTGCTTCTTTTTCTGTGTACCCTCTACTGATTAACTTTTTGATTGCATTTTTCATAATCCTTACATTCCTTTCTTTTTATGCTATTTCTCGATCAATTTTGACAACTGTATAAGTTGCGAAACGCTTAAATGATCCATAACTACTTTGCAATCTCCATCATAAACCTCAAATTCATCATTATAAGCGTCAACCATGTTTGCTATATAGTAGCCTTTTTTCTGTAACTTATCCTCTGCACTCCTGATTTCTTCTTTAAATAATTCGTTCATATTATTACCGCCTTTCTTTCTTCTCCGTCTTGTTACTTTTCACGTTATCGACTAATTGTATAAACTGCCGACGCGTTACTTGTTCGCTTAGTTCAGAGTTGTTTTTTTGTTTTGATTTATCTTATGTACACATTATATAACATGATATATAAATTGTCAATAGTTTTTTTGAAAAAATATTAAAAATATTTTTGTACATATTATATAAAGAAAAACGCATACATTTAAAAATGATATTGACACGACATATAAATTGTTATATAATATGTAAAAATTAAGTAGGAGGTTTTAATATGAGTAAAACACCGGATTATATTAAAAAAGCTGTAAACGATTATCGTAAGAATTACGATTTTATACAGTTGAGATTTAGAAAAGAACTGAACATAAAAGAAAAGCTGAAAGAGAAAGGCAACACTAACGATTATATAACAAACTTAGTTTTAAAAGAATTAGGGATAAAAAGTAGTGAACTAGAGCAGAAAAAATAATTTTAAAAAACTTTTAAAAAGTACTTGACAATTTATATATCATGTTATATAATGTGTACATAAGATAAAGCAAAACAAAAAACAAAGAAAGGTTAAAAAGGTGATAATTATGAGATATGATTTAAAGAAAATTATGAAAAGGGCGTGGGAAATTAAGAGGCAGCATGATAGAAATATTTTTAGCGAATGTTTGAAAGAAGCATGGAAAGAAGCTAAAGAAAGTAAAGTTGTTTGTGCTTTAAGTGATAAAGAAATTGTATTACTTAAAGAGGCAGGATTTAAATATTGGAATAAGGCAGGTTACGAGCGTCTTTACATTGATTTAGGAAAGTTTTGTTTAGAGAAAAGGGACGGCGTTATTTATTTAAATGGTAAAAAAATAAAAAGGTATCAGGCAGAGGTTATTAACTCTATGAAATATTTTGTAGATGTAAAGACTAGAGAAATTCATGTAAAAAATTGTTATGATCGTATGCACGTAAGTGAAGATCTTATATTAGAGCTTAAAGATATAATCAGAACTATGATGGATGAAACATTAAAAGGATATAGAATGGCAGTATAAAATTAAAAAAGAAAGGTTTAAAAGGTGATTATTATGAAAAATGTAAAGACGAAGAAAGCTATGGAAGTTATCAGGAAGTATGAGGAGTATATAGGTGAGACATGTCAAATTTTTAAAGGCAGTCCAGATGGGAGATACAGCGAGAGATATTTTTTATATGTGACAACAGGTAATGGATTCATATCAGTAGGCACATATGGAGGTATGATTGCATATTCTAAAACATTAGAAGGATTGCTGGATTTGCTTGATCTTAGAAAGACAAGTAGTGTAGTTGGCGTTTTATCAGACAGTGATTTAAAAATGTTTAGTTTATAAAAAAGAAAGGGAAGGGTGATTAGTATGAAAATTTTAGTTTTAGAAGAAGCAAGCAGAGAAGAGGATTGTTACACATATCATGATAAAGTTGTATACAACATAGTCCTGGATGATAGGAAAATAGGGGAGGCTGCTGTTGTAGAACCTCTCACAGAGGAAAAGATAGAAAGAATGGAAGAAGAAGAGCATACATATGTAGATGACTGGGATACGGCTACAGAGTGGACACACTGTGACAGCATAGAAATTTATGAGGAGTATAGGAACAACGGATACGGAACGCAGGCTCTTGACGAGCTGAAAAAAATTTATGGCTGTTACACTATAACCCCAAACAACAGCGATGCGCAAAGGCTTTATGAAAGAATTGGGAGCGAAGATGTAAGATACGATGATGCTTTATATACGGATCAGGGGTATGGCGTTTATCAAATTGGATTTTAAAATAATATGCGGAAGGATCACATGCAGGGAAATAAAGAGAAAGGTTAAAAGGTGGATATTATGAGAACAGATATAACAAGGGATTTTGCAGGAGCAGCAGAAAAGGGACTGAAAGTATTTTATAATGACAATTTGGGACAGTTTGAGGTAGAAACACCGGATGAAATCGTTAGCTGGGAGGATAAGATGAACGAAGCCGGGGACGAAAGTGAAGGTAAAGCAGAAAAACAGGTAAGGGAGTTCATCAGAAAATATTGATTAAAAGCACAGGATGCCAGTTCCAAAACGGAACTGGCATTTAATTTTGAAACCGCCGAATGCGGTTTTTCTTATCTTCAAATTTCATAAGCACATTTATTAAATGATGTTAATAACAACACTTTTAAAATATTTAATAAATGTTGTTGCAAAATCACTTATTAAGTTTTATAATACAGTAAAGGAGAGTGATAACATGAACAATAATATATCTGAAAAAGAATTGAAAAGGCTGAAAGAAATAGAACGTAAGCAAAAAGAAAGATATAAAACTCAAAACGAATATGCAAATAATAGATATGACAGACTTAGTTTTACAGTTCCTAAAGGAAAGAAAATTAAAATCGAAACGGTGGCTAAAAATTTAGGAATGACAGTTAATAAATTCATTTCAGAAGTGATTTTAAAAATTGTTGTTAATAACGACATTTTAGAAATGATATTTAATAACAATATTAACAACATTCAGAATGGAACGGTTGAGAGTGTGCAGAACACTAATATAGAACAAGAAAATAGTATTGTAGAAGAATCTGTAATGAAAGAAAAGCCAGTGAGGAAAGAAGCAGAAGGATTGACAGAAAAAGAAAAATGGATGGAACTGCAAAAACAGTATGAGCAAAGGCACGAGGAATCAAAAGAATGGAAACGACAGCAGGAAGAAAGAAAGGAACAGACAGAGAAAGAACGACAGGAAGAATTTAAAAATTTAGTAAACGGCGTTTTTGAAGGCATGAGAGCAGAAAAAGAGCGCATGAGAGAAGAGGACAGAAAAAAGTATAAGCAGCTTGATGATGAAAAAATAGATTTGCTTTTAAACGATCCTGAATTTTCAGCGTGGTTGGAAAATACTGGCTTTGAAAACGCTCTTGAGCCACTAATAAAAGAAATGGGGATCATTAACGCAGAACGGGTCATAAAAACAGCAAAGGAACGGAAAAGGAAAGAAAGTATAGAAAAATCTGGATGCCCTTTTTAATGTTGTTAATAATGTTGTTAATAAATATATTTATGAAATGCAATATTAATTAATTCGCCTAAATAAAATATATTAAACCCCTTATACTCTGAATAATAATATTATTAATACAGTTTATTATATTATTAATATAATTATAATTTATAAAGTATATGTAATAAATAGAATGTATGTTCTTTTAAAATTTATTTGACAAATGAAAAATATTGTGATATTTTAATATTAACAATTTAGCTGAATCCACCAGCCACCGCCCGGATGCCGTGCGAGGGAGAAACGGAGCTTAAAGGATAAGCAGTAAGAGCAAGGACGGCAAATATTTTTTGTGTAACACGCTCATAGATTAGACTATAAAAGTCTTTTCTATGGGCGTTTTTATTTTCAGGATTGGAGGCGTAAGGAATGCCGGAAGAAGAATTGATTGTAAATGCAAACGGTGTAGAGATATTCGACAATGATTTTGATATAGCTATTTCTGATGCCTGCCAAAAGTACGGAATAGATGACCTTTGCAAAGCCAGTCAAAGGCGCTGGAAAAGAGTTATGGGATATGTAGGGAAAAGGATATTTAGAGATACTAAAATACTTAGAGATAAAAATACAGTATGGTTAGAGGGTAATAAAATACCTACGAACAATAATAGATTTGATTATAATATATTAAATATATTGTGTGATTATTACATGTCTTTAAGTGACCAATACGATAAGTTAATAAGCGCAGAGGCTTTTAGTTTATTTCTTGGTATGTCAAGGGACACAATAGGGAGCTGGAAAGATGAAGAATCAAGTACAACGAGATTCCGCATTTACAAAAAGCTCAAAGATTTTCGCCTTGAATGTATCAAGGATAACTCTTTTGATAATGGCAATGTTACTGGGACAATGTATGTCGGTAATGTTGAGTATGGCACTAATATGCCGGGTGTGAAAGAGGAGAGGCGAAAGATACAATGCAGGACAACAGAGCAGATACAAGAACAGTACGGCGCACAACTGGAATGCAATGGGGAAATGCCGGAGTTTCCAGACACATAGTTCGCATTATGTTCGATAAACCCCCTGAAAAGCCTATAAAATAAGCATTCTTTATCGAACACTGTCTTTGAGAAACGGTATTTTATCAAAGAGAGTACCGCACGAGTTTAACACAATGTTGTTTTGTTAAACTCAAACTCTGATTATAGTATTAAATAATATTATTTTTATTGCGTACTGTATCGGCTATTGTGCATATTGACGGACGGGCGGCAGGGAAGCGGTGGCGGAGTACCTGCAAGCGTAGAGCAGGATAACACCCAGGTAGGGGTCTGCACGAACCGCCTGAACTGCCCTATTAAGTTACAAGAATATTTTTTTTAGCAAAAAAGACTTTTAAGTAATATATAAAGTTTAATATTGTAAACCCATTTAATTAAATATACATAGACATTAAAGAGAATAAATAATATTTAAAACGCATAAGATAATCAATAAGACAATACTCTATAATAAAATAATAATATATTATATATGCTGTTTCTGAAAAATTATTTTTAAATAAAAAAGGCTATATAATAAATATAGCCTATAGAACATTGATAATTAAACATCCTTTTTAACCCAATGGATATCATAACCAATAATATCCAGTATTTCCAAAATCTCATTGTACCTAAATGTTTCTTTGGAAAGACGGTTGCTAAAGTTCTGATATCCTAAATTTGTATTATGTCTACGGTTCAATTCATCATTTACTTGTGACATATTGTATCCTGATTTTATGATAAGTGCTTTTAAATCATTTTTATAAGCCATATAAAGTACCTCCTTTAATGGAATACATTATATCATAATAAAAATTCATTGTAAAGTTATAAATCTCCTTGATTTTTATTATTATATGGTGTATAATTTCATTATAAAATTATAAGTGTTAGGAGGAACAGTATATGAGTGAGTTGAAAGTATTTGAAAATCCAGAGTTTGGCGAGGTAAGGACGCTTATTATTGACGGAGAGCCTTGGTTTGTTGGGAATGATGTAGCCAAAGCACTTGGATATTCTAAAACAGCAGAAGCAATAAAAACGAATGTGCAAGATATGGATACCACTCTGGCGGGTGTCATGGATTCAATGGGAAGAATGCAGAAAACAACAGTTATTAACGAATCTGGATTATATGATTTGATTTTTGAAAGCAGGCTACCATCAGCAAGAAGATTCCGGCGTTGGGTGACAAGCGAAGTTCTCCCGTCAATCCGCAAGAACGGCGGTTATATCGAAGGACAAGAAACCCTGTCTGATGATGAACTTATGGAAAAAGCGTTACTTGTGGCACATAGAAAGATTGCAGAACGAGAGGCGATTATTGCAAGGCAAAATAACAAAATTGAGGAAATGCAACCGAAAGCTGAATTATGCGACAAACTTTTAGACGCGAGCCTTCTCGTAAATTTTCGGGATGCCGCAAAGGAAATCGGAATCAGCCAGTCACAATTTACCGGTTGGCTGAAAGAGAACGGATATGTTTATAGTAATTCATCAGGAGAATTAAGACCTATGGAACAGTATATGCAGAGTGAGTTTTTCCAGATGAAACCATACCAGAATCAACACAGCGGATATAAGGGTTCTCGTACATACATAACAGGCCGTGGGTTGGCAGCATTCAAGATTCTGATCGACGCAAAAGGATATAACCGAGACACCATGAAGAAACATGGTGGTAGAAAAAGAAAATAATTTACACTTTGACAAATATAAAACCTATACAGTACCCGCCGATAAAACTAAAAATTACACCCGATAGCAATTTCAATTTTTCAAAAATAAAAAAGGCAGTTAGAATATGCTTATAGTTACAAAATAAGATTATAAGGGAGTATTGAACGTATGGAAGTGACCATAAAAGGAATTTGTGAACAAAAAATGGACATAGATTGCACGGAAGCATTCCGCATTCTTTGCAAAACGGTTTCAATGCCTTTCGTGCTGGAAGATGATGATAGCTATTATGTGTCTGATGATGGTTCCGTCTGGAAAACCATTAACGGGAGAGGCGTTAAAATTGATGATAGGGGAGAATTATTTATTGCCCTTAGAAATGTTGCGGTCAATTTGTTTCCGAACACATTATTCAGGAATGCACCTTACATATACAGCATAGAGGAATGAAAATGGATTTAATTGAATTTGCTGAAAATAAATCACCCGTTCCGCTTTCGGACTATCAAAAGAAAATCCTTAAAATGTATGATGATGCACGAAAAGAAGGCAAAAGCCTGTTTGTATGCTGCCCTCTTAGATCTGGAAAGGGAATGATTATGGATATTATCAAACAGTTTGATATGGAGGAATGTTGATGACGATACAGCAATTTAATCGTGCGAACGACATAAGAACAAGAATTTATAGATTAAAGGTTATGAAGGCCAGTATGGGAAGGCAACGGGATAAAACTCAAATATCAGATGTTGAAATCCCAAAAAATTCGTATGATGTAATTTTGGCTTTGTGTGAAAGAGAAATTTCTGACCTTGAGGAAGAATTTGAACAGTTATAAGAACACGGAGGCTTTAAATGAACCCAAACAAATATCAAGAACTTGCAATGCGAACAAATGACGGTAAGTCAAGCTACAGGCTTACAAAAACACAGGTCAAAAACGCAGAAATCGACGTAGGCGGCGTTTTAAATGCTTGCCTTGGCCTGTCCGGTGAAGTGGGAGAGTTTAACGACATGATTAAAAAATGGGTATTCCATGAAACAGAATTGGACGTGGAGCACTTGAAGAAAGAATGCGGTGATATCTTATGGTACACTGCTATGATGTGCCAGTCATTCGGGTGGAATTTGGAAGAAATCATGCAGTTAAACATTGACAAACTGAATGCAAGATATCCATATGGTTTCGATCCTGATTTGTCGAACCACAGAAAAGAAGATGATGTTTAATATAACTTCTCATGTCAGGCGAAGAAAAGCACCTTATGACTAATGAGGCGGTTGTGAGAGGGCGGGAATAAAACTGGGAATACCGTTCGACGACTTTTTGTTTTCATGCAAAAACTCCTTTCTCCCCATAGCGGAATGCTGTTAATGGCCGTCACAAGGCCAGTGGGGGTGTGAATGTAAGTCTATGCGCGTTGTTGACGAATAATGAGCGTAGCAGTTCAAACGGTAAAATCCGTGCTTGCACCACTCTGTCATAGCAACCTTACCCTATGGTGTCGCATAGTTGGTTGTGGAGCGGTACAGAATGGAAAGTCCCGACACAAATTTTCCAATAGACAAGCGAAACTGTCAAGGAAAAGACATTAAAACCCGTTCGCTAGTCACGTTCAAGGCTATACGGGAACCGGCATACTTCCTAGAATGGCTTTTAGCTGTATGCAAAACTCGACATTCAAAGGCGGTACGTGGTCGCACAGACAGCCGAATGGCAGATGTTGAGAGTATGGGTTGGCTAGAGCATGGGATTGTCCATTAAATGCGGTCAAATCGGCGGATTCACCGGGCGAGCCGCAGCCCATGTAAACCTGCACAACCCTTGCAGACATAAATTGGGTGGTGGATGGTGACGGAAGCGGCAGACGTAGAAAAGCCAACGCGGACAGACTAAAAGTGCTACCACCTTATTGACGAATAAGGCTGTTCGCCTATCGTAGCTGAGGCGTGTGGGGTTCGAGTTCCCCACCCATCCATTTGCTAGGTTTGCTTAAAGGCCAACAATTGATCTAAAAACATCATTAACAGTCAGTTATGTTGCGTGGCGGAATAAGTAGACGCAGACAATCCCCACCAGTGGACAGATAAGGCTAGCATGTCGGAGGTTGAGATAACTCCATGCTGGGTGTAAATCCCAGCCGCAACAGTATGTGAAACCCAAACCATATACTTTTAGATATGACCGTTACAGTCGATATTTAGGAATGTATTTTAATGCAAGAACAGAAATAACTCTAAAACGTCACAGAATCGATTCTAATACACTTTTATCATTCATTCGATAAAATCTTCAATCAAGCAAGAAAAACTCGTTAGAAACGAAAATATGAAATAACAGGGACATAATATGCGGACTGCTGGTGTACTGCGTAGACATACGCCAACTTAAATGTATTCGTGGGTTCGATTTGAAAAAGAGAGTGCTATTTTACACTCTCCAAAAACATAGCAATAGCCTTGTCAATGAGTTTGCTAATGGGTATAGAAGTCTTTTCGGAATATTCTTTAAGTCTTTTATACAGTTCATTATCGACAGCAGTAGAAATAGCAGTGCGATTTTTAAGTCCTCTGTTAGTTGCCATATAATCAATCCTCCTTTTGGAATATTATAAAACTTCTTTCAATTTATTGCAATTACTTTTTGAATATGATATAATTGAATGTAGTTGAAATAAATATATTTTTATTGAAAGGAGTAATTATGGAAGAATGGAAGCAAATTGATGGATTTGAAAGTTACTATGTAAGCAATACCGGGAAAGTTTATAACTCATTAACAAAAAGATTTATCGGAAACAAGAAATCAAGCAAATATGAATACAAGAAAGTTAAACTTAGCAAAAACGGAACAAAGAAACTCATAGATGTGCATAGATTGGTGGCAGAGACATTTATTCCAAATCCTGAAAAATTAAAGACAGTCAATCATATAAATGGTATAAAAACGGATAATCGGGTTGAAAACTTAGAATGGTGTAGCTATTCAGAAAACACTAGACATGCTATTCGAATAGGGATTGCAAACATAAAGTGTGGCGAAGAATCGAGTTTTTCAAAATTAACAGAAAAAGAAGTGATAGAGATAAGAAAATCCTATGTTCCGTATAGCAAAGATTTTAATTATATAAAATTAGCTGAAAAATATGGAGTTTCAGAAAGGGCAGTAAGGAATTGCGTAAAAAGAAACACATGGAAAAATGTATAGTATTTATTTAATTTTGGTAAAACCAACTGGCTAAGAAACGCGAGCTGAAAAGGAGAAACCCTATCTTCCTGCCAGTTGTTTTTATAAATAGCGAAATACGCTTAAGGAGTTGGTGATTTTGAGAGTTTTATATCATGCTTACGTTTTAACGGACGATAAAGAACCTTTCAGATTTGAACTTAAAGAAATCCCAGTAAAATCTATTACTGAAAACGGAGAAATAGAAACAGAATACCCATGCTTTTACGGATTAATAAAATCAACAACCTGTTTAAACGGTTCGAGCGAGTTAAAGACTGATAAAGAATATTCTTCCGGCAATAGTTATGTATATTTTTCAACATCTTATGAAAATTGTATGGTATTTCTAGTAAAGAAAAGGCAAGAAATGTTTGAAAAATATAAGGATATGTTACACAAAGCAAGCGAACTTTTTGTAAAACTTTCAAAAAGCGGAATAAAGACGGATGTTAAAAACGAAGATAATAAATATTCACTTTGGATGGAAGGATTTTCAGTCACAGGGAATAGTTCTATAGCACAATATTTAGGAGAATTTGAGGGAAATTCTTTTAATGACGCTTGCGATAATTGGTCAAAGACAATAGCACGACCGGACCTTTATGAACCCGGTACCGATGAACGCAGACCAAGCTATTGGGGCTGCAAAATTTTTGACAACGAGATGGACGCAAGGAAATCTTTTGGTTAATTTAATGTTGGTAAATTCAGCCGCCTAAGTTAGCTACTGAAAAGTGAAAACCACGATTCACCTGACGGCTGTTTTTATATAATCGTGGAAATATCAGCGTGGAGGTATAAATTATGGATAAGGAATTTATTAGGGAAATTCTTTCTACAGAAGATGGAACAAGTGATAAATTGATAAAAGACGGAGATTTTATTGATTCAGAATTATTAGAAATATTAGGAAAATCCAGTAGAAAAAATTTACAAAAAGCCTTTTATTCATACAAAGGGAGCATGCCAAATGGAGGATATAAATATCTTGTAGAATTAAAATGTCCAGTTTGTAATGCTGTTCATAAAAAGATAGTAAGTAAAACAAAACTTATGCAAATATTAGGATATTCTAGTTCATATTCATGCGACTATTATATTTACCATTGTGAAAAATGCAAATCAGAAGAAGAAATGAAAGCAAAGATAAAACAAGAAGAATGGCACGTACAATGTGAAGAAAAATCAAAAATGAGAACGGAACAATACATCTGTGATTATTTAAACCCGAATAGCAGTTTCAAGCCATATGTGAAAGCAGGAGAAAAAATAAAATACATAATGGGAAAAGATTATTTCAACAATGAAGATGAAATCAAAGTAGCTGTAAGGAGTATGAATTACCACGACTTCCTAAAAACGCCTTATTGGGATGGCGTAAGAAGTTATAAACTAGAAAGAGCAAAGTACCGTTGCGAATTATGTAATGGGGAAGGCATTTTGAACGTACACCACAAAACATACGAACACCATGGGCTAGAACATTTAAGAACAGTTGCTGACAAAGACCTAATTGTTTTATGCAAAGATTGTCACGAGAAGTTTCACGACAAATTAGCAGACAAGGAGGTGTTGGCATGAGCGAGAATAAAATTAAAAAAGCGGTTATAAGAGAAGATTTACTTTCTATTACAGGCGATTTCCGAAAAGCAATTATACTTAATCAGTTTATTTATTGGTCTGAAAGAGTTTCAGATGCGGACAAGTTTATTGAAAAAGAAAATGAGATTGCTAAAAATAACGGAGAAGAAGAAAAGGAATTGTTTTATGGTTGGATATATAAAAATGCAGAAGAATTAGCAGAAGAAGTCATGTTGGGACTTTCTGCAAGTCAAATTAGGCGATACATAAGTGACTTAGTTGAGTTGGGGTACATTTCCAAGAGAACTAACCCTAAATACAAGTGGGATAGGACATTGCAATATAGGGTAAATCTTGTGAAAATTGCAAAGGCGCTTAAAGAAAAAGGCTATCCGTTGAGTGATTATAAAATAGACATTCCAGATGATGAAAATTCCATTACGCATGGACGCGCAATCAATAGTGAGCCAGGGAAAAATCAAACATCGGTCAGTGAACAAGCAATACCAGATACTACTACAGATATTACTAACAGAGATTACAATACAGATACTAAGGAAAAAGGAGAAAACATTAACAAAGTTAATGAACAGGTAAAAACATCAGTTTCTGAAAAGAAACCGATGTGCGCACAAAAATCCGCAAAGCAAAGATACCTTGATAAAAAAGCAGAAGAATTTGAAATGATTAAAAACATACTGAATATTTGCAAATCAAACTATGACGAACAAATAGGAAGCGAAATTTTTAAATCATTGGAATATTACTTTGAAAGATACACGCAAAAGACAGGCAGAATACACCCAATACTCAAAGTAGAAACGCTAGAAAATATCATTGAAAAAATGGCAGATTATAGTGATACGGAATATCAACATTTTGAAAACATAGCAAAACAAGATGGAGCGTTTATCAAAATCATAGATTCTTTCTTCGACAGAGATTTTGGAGGTGTGACAGGTCAACGTACAAATTGGAACTTACCACATTTTATGTCTGACGGAGTTATAGACAGGCTGACACAAAAACTTTGGGAAAATGGGGAGGTGTATTAATATGGCATACAGAGAAATTATATCGGACGAACTTAGATTTAATATTTTTAAGCGTGACAATTTTACTTGCCAATATTGCGGAAGGAAAGCACCGGATGTTGTATTAGAACTAGACCATATAAGACCAGTTTCTAAGGGTGGAGACAAAAGGGAAAGCAATTTAATTACTTCTTGCTTTGAGTGTAACAGGGGAAAGAAGGATAGTTTAGTGCCAGAAATGGAAGATAAAGACGCTCAAGACGACTTTGAAGAAAATTACAAGAAATATAAAAGCAGATATGGATATTACACAAATTACATAGCAAAAGTTATAAGAAACGAAACAGGAATAAGGCCAATGAAGTTATATATAGACAAATTCGTAAAGAGAAGTTTTAAAACAGATGATGACTTCTGTGAATTTAAAAAAGAATTTTACGACATGGAAAATGCTCTTTTAATGATAAAGCGTTGTGAAAAACTGGGTACGTCATACAAAGCAGATAGAATATCGTACACAAAAGAAAGAATTGAAACAATAAAGAAATTTAAGTGTAACGAAGAAATATACGAAAAATATAGAAAATTAGAGTGGAAAATACACAAAACAGCAAGAGATATGGGAAATGGTTCTGATAGTTTTAAAAACAAAGTAACAACCAACACGGCACTTTATTTCTTTTCCAAAAAATTAGAAACAATGGAGAATATTGAAGAAGAAATTGAAAATTTTTCTGAGGCGATTGAAGAATACGTTGATTTCTGCATGGAACTTCTTAAAGAAACTGGAAAAGAATATTTTTATGCAGTCGCATTTGCAAGCATTGACGATTTCTTTAAGGATGGATATATAGACACTCACAGAGTTTCGGATTATATAACAATAAAACCGTTTGGTGCTATATGGAATGCGAGCAGAGAAGGGATAGAAATATAAAACCAATCGAAATCAGCCTATCGCATTTTATGTCGGACGAAATAAGAGGACATTTGTACTGGCAGACTTGCGTGTAAGAACAGGAGGGATGACCAATGGCTTATAATTGTAAAAATTGCAAATTCCATAAGGTTGAATGGGAATGGGATGATGAAGTAGAGGACGAAGTTGAAATCGAAACTTGTAAAAAAGGGCATGAATTGCCTTGTGAAAATGATTTTTATTGCCCTGATTTTGAGGAATATAAGGAAAAACCATATAAAGAAAAATTTTCGGAGTGCGATTGCTGCCAGTACGTTTCTTCATGTGCAAATGTTATAGAAAGTACGACAAAATATGATATGCGAAAGCATTTTGTAAGAGGTTCTGGCGGTTATTGCAGGAAAGAAAGCGGAGCATTAGAGGATAAAAGATTGACGGAAATAATTGAACTGTCGGAAAAACTAAATTGCGTAGACATAAAGAATTGCAAAGAATTTTTCCGTAAAGCTGTTAAAAAGTTTGGGGATATTACATACAAAGAGTTCATGAATGATAAAATATATGATATGTATGAGGATTAAGGGGGGGTTCTATGTATCAAGCAATTTACAAGTGCCGGTTATGCGGTGAAAAATTTCAAATTGGAAAATTATATACAGAAAATGGAGTAATAAGGAAATCAACAAAACTAAGTATGATTCTTCCTCTTATTCCAAGCGACAGAGGATATACTTGCCATTATTGCCAAGAAAATTGTATTGGAATTGCGGATTTCATAGGATTCGGGAAAGTGGAGGAATAGAAAATGCAGTACAACGAAATTTACAAAATATGCTAGCCAGTAATAGATTGGCTGAAAGAGCAATATCCAAACAATCACAAAATTGTCATTAGCACAAACGGAGCAGAAGCGATTATAGAAAGGACGGAAAAACTGAAAAAAGAGCGTGAAGAAAAACAATGCAGGATTGATGAATTGGAAAAAGAAAATTTAAACTACAAAAGAGCAAATGCTGATTGCAGAAGTCATATGGAATATCTCGATCAACGAAATAATTCATTGAGAATAGAAAAAGGTGAATTAAAAAAGAAAATATCCGAACTTGAATCCGAGCTATCTACCAAGGAGGATCTGCTGAAAAACAAGAATGGGTTGCGCGGAGAAAGTGATTTAAACGGATTAACTCCTATCGAGGTTGCGGAAAAACTTATAAACGCACAAGAAGAATATAAAACAAGCAGTATTCAAAGAGCATTTGGAGCAGGAGAGAAAGAAGTGTACAACATTTTTGATACATCAGAATTAAGACAGATTGCGGAGCATTTATTGGTTTATTGTAATCACCAAGAGGAGGACGTAAATGAATAATGACAAAATGGAAGAAAAGCCAGTTACGGAAAATGAATTGAATTTGAAGTGGGGAGAGGAAGAGATTATTAGAGTTGAAATTGAAAACTTGCAAATGGAGGTAAAACAATTAATTAGAGAAGTTCAAACGCTAGCTAATAAACAAAATACAATGGAAGATAAAGTAAGATATAAACCACGTTTATATGCAAATGCCATAATAGAAGATACGAGCGATTTTCATAATTTCTGGGGAAATGATAAGGAACACGAAGAGGCAGAAATGAGCAGAATTGATTTTATAAAAGAGGTTGTGGAATATCTGCTTGTTTACTGCAAACACAATCCGAACAGAGAAATTGATAATTAGGAATAAAATAATTCGTGAAGGAATAAAAACAATGAGTATAGCAAACGCTTTAGGACTAACAAATGAGCAGTTTATAAAGATACTGGAAAAACATAGAGATTCCTGTGCGATAAAATACAGCGAACAGACATTGAACAGGGAGTTGACAGAAGAAGAAATGGAATGTGTTGTATTAGATTGTGAAGTTTCTAAACAATTAAACACTGGAAATACAGATGCTTTGAAAAAATATGGAATTGAATTATAAAATAAAATAATAGGAGTGAATATTTTGGGATGAATAAACAAGAATGCAATAACATATCGCATCCTTCACATTATTGTGAAGGGAGAAAATACGAGCCGGTAAAGGTTATACAGGATTGGGAGTTATCTTTCTGCTTGGGAAATGTATTAAAATATGTGGCGAGAGCAGGGAGAAAAGACGGGAACACGAAAATGCAGGATCTGCTGAAGGCAAAACAATATCTTGAATTTGAAATAGAGGGGATAGATGATGAAGGTAGCAATTAAATGGCATGAAGATATGTGGCAGGAAATAAAGAATGACGCTATGTTTACGATACATAAGAATCATGGTAAATATCCTGATTCTGCATGGAAAAAGAAAATGCTGCTGGCAGAACACAGCCCAATACGAACAGGCAGGATGATTGTAGAGTTATACGATGTTCCAAGTTTTGTAATCGGACATATTGTTAGGCATAATGTAGGTTTTACGCCGTTCGTTCCTTCTCTTAGAAGCGACAGAATCGAATATGATAAAGTACCGGATAGGAACACACCGAATAATGTAAGGTTTGAAGGGAATTTCCAGTCATTCATAAACATAAGCAGGAAAAGGCTTTGCAGCAAAGCAGCTAAAGAAACAAGGGAAGCGTGGCAGGTGGTAAAAGATGAAGTAGAGAAAATAGAGCCGGAATTAGCCTCCTGCATGGTTAGGGAATGTATATACAGGGGATTTTGCCCAGAGAGGGAAACCTGCGGATATGTTGAAACGGAAGAGTATAGGAAAGAACTGGAAAATTATAGAAAGGTTGATTGAATGGGAAAACATGAACTTATGGAAAATTACACAATGGATCAGCTTGCAGATAGAATTATCATGCTTGAGATAAAGTTAAGAGAAAAAGAAAATACGGCAGAAATATTGAAAGAACTAAACCACGGTATTATTTCAGAGCAACAGTCTGAAATAATTAATTTGAAAGAAGAATTAATCCGAAAACAAAGAGAGATAAACAAAATTGATGAAATTTTAAATGAATTGTTCGGAGTGAAACATGATACAGTAAAAACGGAAGATGAACTTAAAAAGATTTTGATAGAAAAGGGAAAAGAAATAAGAAAACGATATTCATTAAATTATTAAAATTTTTGATAGGAGTAAATGTATGGATGAGAATAACCATAAAATTAGATTTAAAATTAATTGCGGAGTAATTTCCGTATACATAGATAAAGACAGAATCAATGCAGTAGGATTTTACCCGTTGAATGAATATGGTAAAAGACTAAGCGAAGAAGAAATGGATGAGTTAGATCCAGACTGTGTAATAGATTGTGCTGAATTAGAAGTTAGGGGAATTGAGGACATTGCAATTACAATGAATGAAGAAACTTTTAATCAGTTTTGTGAACTGTTTAGAAAATATCATTATAAAGCCGAGTAATAGAAGAATATTGAAATTCGCAGAAAGAAAGGTGAAATATGGATAAAACTCAGATTGATATTAAATTTTTTATAATAGAAATTATCTTATTGGTTATTATATGTGTATCAATCGCGGTAGGAACAAATTCTTGTTCTGATTCTGACTGGAATAACGGAACTTGCCCTATATGTAAAGAAAGATATGAATTGAGAGGGGCATCAAACGGTTTTAAATATTACTCCTGCCCGAATTGTGGGAAAGAAGTTAAGAGGTATTAAATATGGAGGATAGAAAAAATGAAAAATAATTTGCTGCCCTGCCCATTCTGTGGAGGAGAAGTTTCTTTGTCAGAAATGGGAGACGGAGGAAAACACTGGTATTGCATAACAAGAGGAGTAGGAGAAAATCCTTGCAAATGCAGGTTGTTTATGGAAAGCGATCAATTCTACGATGTAGATCCAGAAATAGCAAAGAATGACATTAAGAAAAAGCTAATAAAAGCATGGAATAGGAGGACTTGCAGTTGTAAGAAACGGGAGGGATGATAAAAAATGAAACTTACGGAAATGTTAAATAATATCTACGCATTTCTGATAAAGCTGAAAATACAAATAAAATGCCTTCAAGATGAAAAATTCGATGAACTTTTGAAAAACGGAGGATTGGACTATACGCAAAAACTGTATATGTGTTATTTCAGATATATGTAAAAGCACCAATTTGAAAATTGCAGTTTCAATAAACAGGGGAGTGATAACGTGATAGAGATTGGAAACGGAAACAAAATTGTGAATTGCCAGGTTTCTACAAGCGATGGAAGAATGATTTTGAACGGAAAAGAGATACCGAAGCAACCAGTAGAATCAAATAATGTTACAATGATTAATGAAAATGTGTTTGTTGACGGATATGAATATAAAGATGGAAAATGGAAAAAGACTTTTAGAGCGTTGTTTCATAAATATTTTTAATAGAATTTTCAAGGAGGAATTTATCATGGAAAATAAACATACCGGACTTACAGATGCAGAATGGGAAGAAATTGGAGAAGAGAGAATTATCACTTGCGGAAAATGCGGAGAGCAGCAAGACATATTCATTACGAAAAAGACGGGATTTGTTGAGGATTTGGATTTTATCTGCTGTTGTTGCGGAGAAAGGAATACAATAAGCTATTAGTATAATTTTAGAAAGGGTATTTTAAATGAGTGAGAGAGAAATGAGAATAAAACTTGAAGATAAAATACCAGACATCGTTAGAATTTTAATGAAAGGGAAGGATTGTGAGATTAGGAAGTCTGCAAACGGGGTGTCGATAGCGGAAATTTCCAAAAAGGTGGTGTCAAAATGAGTGAAGAAAGATTAAAAGTAGGAGATATTGTCAAACATTTTAAAAGGGAAACGTTAGGACAACCGGGCAATTTATATCTGTATAAAATACTTGCAGTTGCAACACATACAGAAAGCAAGGATAGACTTGTGATTTATCAGGCTCTATACGAAAATGAAAATATGGGAGTACATTTTGGAGTGTATGCACGACCATATAATATGTTCATGTCGGAGGTTGACAAGAAAAAGTATCCGATCATAAAGCAGAAATACAGGTTTGAAAAATATCATTAAAATATATAATGGTATATACAAGAAGTGTATATTTAACAAAGGTGGCGGCAAGATGGACGCATATTCCAATAGTCAAATTTTTGAACAGGCCTGTTACTTGAAAATTGGATATAGGTGTGTAATAAAAACTAAAGCAAGAGAGTACATAGGAGAATTTAGAGGAACATTTCTACCAGATTATTTTAGCCGGAATAGATACTATAATATAAAACTGGATAATGGAGAAATAAAACATATAATAGACGATTCAATCATATCAATAAAAAATATCTAATGGCATAGCCGATATGGTGGCTATGTAACATCCAAGAGAGCGGATTCTTTTTATTTTTAGTGAAAGGAGGATGCTCTTTTTCTATGAGCAAGATTCAATTATATCAAGGCGATTGCCTTGAAGTCATGAAAAAAATTCCAGATAAAAGCGTAAATATGATCTTGGCAGATTTGCCGTATCAAGTAACCCGGTGCGAATGGGACAAAAAAATTCCATTAGATAAATTATGGATTCAATATAAAAGGATTGTAAAGGAAAATAGTGCGATCGTTTTGTTTTCACAAATGCCATTCACCGCTGAACTTGTAAACAGCAATCCAAAACAATTCAAATATATGTGGATATGGTACAAACATTATTGTAGAGGTTTCTTGAATGCAAAGAAACAGCCACTTAGAACAACAGAAAATATATGCGTGTTTTATAAAAAACAGTGTAAATATAATCCACAAATGAGAAAAGGAAAATTTAGAGGGAAAGGACATAGTTCTAAACAAAGAGGGTGCTACGGAAAATACAATACTGTAAAAACTTTAAATGATACATACTATCCAACAGATATACTTGATTTTGCAGGAGTACCAAACACTGAATTATTGCACCCGACACAAAAACCGGTTGAATTATTGGAATATCTGATAAAAACATACACAAATGAAGGAGAAACAGTTTTAGACAATTGTGCAGGAAGTTTTTCTACAGGAATAGCTTGCTTGAATACAAATCGTGATTTTATTGGAATTGAAAAAGATGAAAATTATTTCAACATAGCCAAAGAGCGGATAGAAAAAGCAGAAAAGGCGGTGTTGAATAGTGAATAATCAAAACCCATACAAACAATCCATAGAAATCCTAAAACAATCCATACAGAAATACGGTGCGGACTATGACAAGCTATCCGGAATACTGGAAATGTGTGCCGGACTGATAAAGGAATATCCCGACGAGAGAAAATATTGCTTTAAGTGGTCGGGATATGTGAAGCAGGCGGCGCAGGCACTTCATATTCAGACCACGAAAGAAGAATACGGGGAACTTTACTGGAAAGCAATGCTGTTTGAAGCACAAAACAGAGTGCTTGACAGCTATCTGCTTTATCTTGAAAAAAACAGAGAAGCAGAAGATAAATTTTATGAGCCGAAACGTGAACAGTTTTTAAAAATAGAAATCATACAAGCGTTGCAAGATATGCTTGACGATAAATTAGACCTACTCACCATATCGCTACCTCCTGGAACAGGAAAGACCACACTTTCAAAATTCTTTATTAGTGGCGTTATCGGTTGGTTTCCAAAAGACTTTAATTTATTTTGGTCGCACAGTGGCGACATAGCAAGAATGTATTATGACGGTTGCCTAGAAATCGTTACAAACAATGTAGAGTACACATGGAACGAGGTTTTTCCAGATTTATCCGTAACAAATACAAATGCAAAAATGGGGCAGTTTAATGTCGGAAAATACAAGCCATTTCCTAGTTTGCAAACGACATCAAACGGAGCGGAAAATGCCGGAAAAGTACGTGCGGACAAGTTTTTGATGCTTGATGACCTTATAGGAAAACTGGAAGAAGCATTGAACAAAACTACGCTTGAAAAATTGTGGAGTACATACAGCGTTGACGCAAAACAGAGAAAAACAACCAATGTAGAGGGAAAAAGGGCAAAAGAAATACACATTGCTACAAGGTGGTCTACAAATGATGTTATAGGGCATTTACAGACGCTATATGCCGGGAATGAGCGGTGCAAATTTATAGCAGTACCTGATATAGACCCAGAAACAGGAGAAAGTAATTTTAATTATAAGTATCAGGGATTAGATGTTGAATATTTCAATGACCAAGCCTTGACAATGGACGATGTTTCCTATCGGTGTTTGTTCAAAAATCAGCCTGTAGAGCGTGAAGGACTTCTTTATCCCGAAGATAGCGTTGAGCGGTATTTAGAATTACCAAAAGGAGAGCCGGAAGAAATTACAGGTCAATGCGACCACAAGGGGAGTGGAACGGATTTTATGTTTATGTTTGCCGCCTATAAATACGGAGATTGGTACTACATAGAAGATGTAGTATGTAACCGAAACCCAGATTATGAGATACAATATCAGGATTTAACAAATTTGATTGTTAGAAACGAAATGCAGAACGCTTTTTTTGAAAGTAATCAAGGCGGCGACAGGGTATCACTTGAGGTTGACAAGAGAGTACAAGCGCAAGGGCATATATGCAATATTAAAGCAATACCAACAGAAACGAACAAAGAGGCAAGGATTTATCAATACGCAAACTGGATAAAACAGCATTGTAAATTCAAAGATAAAAGCAAATATTCAGCAAAAAGCGATTACGCGGTAATGATGAGGCAACTATTTACTTATTCTGTGAGCGGGAAAAATGCAAATGATGACATTCCTGACGGTTTGGCGATATTTGCAAAAAACAAAGCTCAAAGACAGAGTAGGAAAGCAAGGATAATGCCAAGCCCGATTTGACGGAAGGAGGATTACATATATGCAAGTTAAAGAAGTTTTTGAATCGCAAGAAGAATTGAACCAATATCTGAAATGGTGGCAGGAAAAGTTATTTTTGAAAGATTGGATTATCAAAGCTAGAATTTCCGAACCATGCGACTTTACTGATAGCGGAAATATGGGAGAAAACGAATTCGACATGGTAAATAAGTGCTGTGTCATACGGATTTTGGACAAGAAATACTATGGAGACCGAATTATGAAATATTGTGCTGAAAAAGTATTGGTACATGAACTTTTGCACTGTAAATATAATTGGATGGCAAATGAAAGCAGTTATGAGGGAAAGTATGTTGACATTATGGAGCATGGATTGTTAGAACAGATGGCAAAATCTTTAATTATGGCAAAATATGATTTAAACCTTAATTATTTTGAAAATAAGGAGGTTGGGTAATGACAACTAAAGAATATTTATCCCAAATCAGCAGGCTTGACCGTATGATAAAAAATAAACTGGCGGAATTATCACAGTTAAAAGAAATGTCATATGGTTTATCTTCCATGCCAAGAGAGGAAAAAGTGCAGACAACGCCAAATCATGATAAAATTGGTTCTGCATATTGTAAAATTGAAGAAATGGAAGAAAATATTGAAAAACTCATCGATGAATATGTAGATAAAAAAAATAAAATCATTAAAAAAATTGATAGCATAGAAGATGAAACGTACTATGATGTTTTGTTTTCAAGATACATAGAAAAAAAGACTTTTGAGAAAATTGCTTCTGATATGCACTATTCATTCAGAAACATAACAAGACTTCACGGAAAGGCATTACAAGCGTTTGAAAAAAAATATGGGAATTTATATCTTGAAAAAATGTCCTAGAATGTCCTATCCAGATTTTGTTATAATTACAATCGAGGTAAAACTCAAAAATGAAACTTGCCAATACGCAAAGTTTTCATTAAAAATATTCCCGGAAAAGGCATCGTCACTATTGATTGGTGGCGGTGCTTTTGTTTTGCAAAAAGAGGTAGACTATGTTGGAAACTGATAATTTAACGGCTGATATAGAATATATACCGGCAATAAGAGAAAACGGTTTATCAAGTACGGTAGGTACAATGAAACCATTAGGAAAAGAAAATGTTGTGAAGTGCATAAAGAATATCGGACAGTACATTATTGATAACGCTGAAAAGATATCTGAAAATATTAAGGAAACATTTTCCATTGATATCGATTGTAATTTAACGGTCGATGCGCTGCCAGAAGTGAAGGTGACGTACACAAAAAGAATTTCAGACGCAAGTATGATAAGCAAGGGATAAGGAATAATTGGTTTCTGTTTTTTATTTGAAATTGAGGCGGTGAGAAATTGGAAGTAGCAGGGCGAATAAAAATTTTTACTGACGAGAAAGAAATAAATAGAGAAAATATAATACCAGTGCTACAGAAAGCATATTCCAAACACCGAATAAATTCTAGGAAAATGCAGGATTTGATTGATTATGAGGCAGGAAAACAGAAACTTCCGTTTGTGAAAGAAATAAGACCGGAGATATCTATTGAAACGGCAGACAATGAGGCACACTATATTACAAATTTCCATAAAGGATATTTTTGGAGCGTTCCGGCTGTTTTTACACAAAGAGGAAATAAGGAGCATCATAAAACGGATGAAAGCATAGACAGCCTTGGAATTTCTGCATTAAATGAAATGATGTTAAATGGAATTTCGATAAGCGCAGAAAACCAAGAATTGGGCGATTTTGTAGAAAAAGTTGGAGTCGGCTATTTTTTGGTTGATATTAAAACGGAATGGGAAGATGAAGAAATACAAAGTAGCTATGTGAATGTATGTTCATTAGATCCAAGGAATACGTTTTTAGTACATTATAACGGAATATATAAAGGGAAGAAGCAACCAAAAGTTCTTAGCGTTACGTTTTCAAAATCATCTTCCGGTAAATTGTTTTTTACCTGTTTTACAGACGAACTAAGGTTTGAAATAAGTGGATGGAATATTGATGAAGAAACAGTTAATCCGCTTGGTATGAATCCAATTGTCTTATATATGAGGGATATAGACTGTTCTGGATGCTTTGAACATTACATCCCACTTATGGATGACCTTAATTCGCAAGTTACCAATATAGCTAATGACATTGCGCAGCGCGTACAAGAAATTTGGTGGGGAAACGACATAGATTTCCCAAAAGACAAAAAGACAGGGGAGACAATAAAACCAAGAAGTGGACAATGGGTTTTAACTTACAGTGGAGAAGGTGGAAAAAATCCAAAGATACAGCCTATGAGTGGAACATTTGAAACGTCTTCAGCACTTCAATCCATTACTGATTTGAGGAACGAAATACTAAAAAAGTGTTATGTACCAAGGCAGGCGAATAGTGATGGAGGCGGTTCTACAGGACTTGGAGGAAATGTTATATACGGATGGGATGAAACAGAAACGGATGCAAACAGAAAAGAGCAGCTTAGAGAAAAGTCGGACAGAGAATTACTTAAGTTAATAATAAAAGCAATAAAATTTGTTCCAACAAAAATATTGCCAGAGAATAGTCCGCTTAGGAACATTCACAGTACAGACATTGATATACACTATTCAAGAAGAAAAGATTACGACGCTGTAAGTGAAGCTAATGCGTATGCAACATGGATTAGTCATGGAATTGATCCAAGACACGCGTTGAAGAGAACAAAATTTTCAGATACAGAACAAGTCTATATTGACAGCAAAGATAATATAGAACGTTACCTTGATTCTGTATTCGATACTAATGAAAATAATAATCCGGTAGGAGGGGAAGGGGAACGAAGTCCAAATGAAGATAGATTAGACCAGGATATTTCAGACCAAAAATCAAACTCACCTAATTTAAATGGATAGGCGGTGAAAATTTTGATTGATGCGGAAACTTTTGACGAATTAAATTCTCTTGTCACAAATGAAAGGTCTGAACCGTTTGAAACCTATTTTGGTGATATGGAGTTATCAGAAGAGCAGAAAGAAAAACGAATATCGCTTGCAGAAAAGATGAAAAATGAGTTTATTTTTGTTATGGCATTTCTGTTCGCTATGTACAGATATTCTTCTATTGAATGGGAAAATATAAGAGGAAAATTTGAACAAGGATATCTGAATGCAGTTAAGGGAGAAATAGATATTGATGATTATGTTAAATCATACATAAAAACATTGTCTTATGATTTCGTAGACAGTACAAAGAGAAATATTGATGATCCGTATTTTATGAGTAGTGACCGGGCAACGGTTTACAGTGAAGAGGAATCAAATTCAAGCTGGAATCATCAAGAATTTAAAAACGCTATAAAAGAAGGGAAAACGAAAAAGAAATGGATCGACATTAGGGATAAAAGAGAAAGGAAAACACACAGGGAAGTTGGAGGATCTGTAAAGAAAATTACAGATCCTTTCTTAGTCGGAGACAGTTTAATGATGTACCCGAAAGACAGCAGTTTAAACGCATCTTTGGAGCAGATAGTTAATTGCAGGTGTTCAATTCAATATTACTGATATTTACCGTCCAGAAATGGGCGGTTTTTATATTGTCCGAGAGAACGGACTTAAATATAACACAAATGCCAGAGAAGGCAGAAACCACAAAATAAAAACATTGGCAGAGAAGCCAATTGAAACAATTCACAGAAAATGGAGGTAGAAAATGTCAGGGAAAAACAAGTTTTTAATTCCAATGAACTTACAGTTTTTTGCAGAAGGCGCACAGGGAGAAACGCCTTCGGAAAATCCAGAAAATAATGTTCCACCAGAAAGTGAAGAAGAAAACAAACCGTCTTATGAAGAGCTGCTTGAGCAGCTTGCGGCAGCACAGGCAAGTGCTGCAACAGCGAACGCTGAAAAAGAACGGTTTAAAAATTCAGTTGATGATCTTGCAAGGAAAAATAAAAACCTTACAGAGCAAGTCAGAAACAGGATGACCGCAGATGAACAGCTAGAAGCGGCAAAAGCGGAAGCAGCGGAAGCTGCAAGAAAAGAGAATGAGGATCTGCGCAACAAGGTTCAGGAACTAGAAAAGAAAGAGCGAATTAACAGCTATTCAAAGCGGTTTATGGGCGTTGGAATGGATGAGAAAACAGCAGAAGGAATGGCTGAATTAACCGGGGAACTTACAGACCCAGAAAAGTTTTTCTCTGAATTAGGAAAGTATATCAAATCGGCAACAGCGGCGGCAGGAGAAAATGCCGTGCAAGAACTTATCAAAAACCGCAAAGATATTCACGCCGGAACTGGGGGTGACGGTAAACAATCCCTTGCGGTTGAGAAGGCAAAGGAACTTAGCCAAGTATCAAGAGGAAATATAAATGCAGACTCACTAAAAAGTTTTATGTAGGAGGTAAGAGAAATGGCAAGAGGTGACATGACGGTTGATACCATGTCAGTCGGGGCAGATGTAGAAATATTAAACAGAAAAGAAAATGAAGCAGTATCTATGACGGTTGATTTTTCGAGCGTAACTGAAACTGCTGATAATGGGGAAAAGATAGTTAAAGCAGGAACACCCGTTGATAAAGATGGGGTGCCTGTAGCGGCAACTCCATGGACTGGTGCAGTTGGAATCATTAAATATGATGTGTACGAAAATCACCCACAGGTTGCAATGCTGAAAAAGGCATACATACACACCACGAGGGCACAGTCACATAACGGATTGACATATGATGGAGCATTAATATCCGCACTTAATTTGGCTGGGTGCAGGATTGTTTTTGAGGAACCAGTAATTACAGGAGCGTAAAGAAAGAGAGGTAATAAATTATGTTATTGACAGATATGTATTCTGCAAAGGCGGTAGCATTTAGGCAGACTTCTAACCCAAGCAATGCAGAAACATTTATGGGCCCGCAATTTTTTCCAAACAGAAGGAAAATGGGGATAGAGATAAAATGGTTTTTACAACATTTGGACACAGGAACAGCCTTAAAGCCTTCTACGCTTGACGCAATGGCACCCATTCGTCCGAGGAGAGGGTTTGAGTCCGTTACGGAAGAAATGCCTCTATTTCGTGAAAGTATGCCGATTTACGAGAAAAATATTGCAGATATCCAGAGGGCGCAGGAAAGCAATGATCCATACCTCAATGAAATATTGGCGAGCATATATGATGACGCGAATGAATTGATTGAGGGTTCAAGAATTTCAGTGGAACGTATGAGAATGGCATTGCTTGCACCGGTAGACGGTGACATGAAAATAGAAATAGGTATGGCAGACAATACCATTTATAGATACCATTATGATAAAGAAGGTAAGTGGAAAGCCAACAATTACATGGAGCTAACCGGATCTGACACATGGAATAATCCAGACACTTCAACACCTTTAAATGATGTGCAGGAGGCAACAGATTATTTGACGGGGAAGGGCGTAATCCCTACATACGCAATTATGAACTCCGTAACTCTCAATTATTTGGTAAGAAATGACCAGATCAGGTCTTTGCAGACCTCCAAACAGTATGGAGTTGATACCGGATTTATGGCTCCAAGTGCGGCAAAGATACTTTTCAATGCAGCTACAGGTTTAACCATACTTACTTACAATAAGCAGTATAAGGATTATGACGGAACTTCCAAAAAGTATTATCCAGACAATTATATAACGATAGTAGGGGCAAACGCTTTAGGATATACATGGAATGGTGTTACACCAGAGGAAAGGACACTGATTGGCGATCCTAAAGTTGATGTAAGCGTACTTGATGACGGTACGGCAATAGCAGTCAAGGTAGATTATGGTCCTCCTGTTTTGTACTCAACAACGGCATCCAGAATAGCCCTTCCTTCTTTTGAGGGAATGGACGGCGTATATGTTATGAAAGTAGCGTAGGGGGTGCATATTTTTGAAATATGACCACATAGTAAAATCCAATGGAAAATATTACAAGGCAGGAGAAGAAGTACCGGATTATGAAGAAGCGGCAGGAGAAAAAGAACCCCTGCCGTTTTCTGATCATGATATAGAATTTGAGACAAAAAGCAACGGAAAGAGATATACAAGAACAGAGATAAGCCAAATGAAAACTGCGGATCTACAACAACTGGCAGAAAAAGAAGGAATTGAAAATGCCTATGGTAAAAGTGGAAGCGAAATTAAAAAGATTTTAGTTGAACATTTTGGGTTGTAAGACGGTGATAGAATGGGTGAAGCAATGGATGTAGGAATCGAACAAGAAGTTATAGCGGAATTGACGGTAGAATTGCAGGGAGAACCTACATTCAATGCGGATATCCTTGCAATTAAAGTGAGAAATGTTATTCGGGAACTAAAGATGAAAAGAGGATATGCTGACGCTTGCTACACTGATTCGGAAATTGAAAAAGACTTATATAAATACTATTCAATCATAGTTAATGTGTCAAGGTTTGACTACAACCAACTGGGCGCAGAAGGTGAACAATCGCATTCTGAAGGATCAGTAAGTAGAAACTGGGTTGACAGAGACAATTTATTTAAAGATGTTTACGCAATTGCTAAAATTTTCTAAAGATGTTCATGTGAAATTATAGAAATAAAAACAGGGAGGGCTAATCGTGAGTTATATAAAATCAGAACAAGTTGAAAATCCGAGCGGTATAACTGACGAAGCAGCCCATATTTTACTTGAAGGATCATGGAAATATTTTATTCTTGCACCTTTGGAAAAACTTGGAAAGCATGTTCTGTCTTTTTGGGTAAAAGGTAAAACAGAAGGAGACATGGTAATAAACTATGCGGATGAGCAGATTAATGTATCAATCACAACGGAATGGCAGAGGGTGACTTTTAAATTCACAGCACAATCTATTACTAATATATGGATTTATTTTACCGGCGAAGAATACTGGATGTATAATACACAGTTGGAGCTTGGCGACTTTGCGACAGATTATAGCAAAAACCCAGGAGATATAGAAAATGATGTTAAAAAGGAAATTGCAGACACAAAAGAACAAGTAGAACAATATAGAAAAGAAACATCTGCGGAAATTTTGGTTACAAAGCAAAGTATTACACAGTCCGTAACATCATTAGAGGAACGTGTTTCTAAAAATTACTACACAAAAGTAGAAACAAGTTCTTTAATTTCACAAACACAGAATGGAATTTTGCAAACTGTTTCTGCAAATATTACAGAAACTAAGGAATATGCAGACACAGTTTCTAGTAAGGCACAAAGTAACGCAATTGCAGACACGACGAACAGACTAAAGATGTATTCAACGACGACACAAATGAAC